CTGGTTGGGCGAGCGGGTGCGGAGGTCTTGGTCGGCTCTTTACCGCCGAGCGATGTACCATCCAGCGATGCGCCCATTGCGATACGCTTGTGGTAGTTAACGTCTTGGCCCATTTGGGCGCTATCATTTTGTGCCATAATCTTACACTCCTAGGGTTCGTTGTGCGCTTTCCTGCGCGGCTAGTGCAGTCTGCTCCTGCTCGTGCTGCAGAAGCTGCGCGTTGTGCGACAGCTCGGCAGACTTGATTCGTTCTTCGGTGAGATTGTCGTTCGCATCGAGTGCGATCTTGATCTGCTGCTCCCGATTCTTGTTTAGCGCTTCGTTTGTGAGCTTTTGCTGTTGCAATTCCAGCTCTTTCGCGTCGCGCTCTGCCCGTCGTTTGGTCTCGGCCATGCTTGTCTGCAGGATCACCTGATCCGAGCCGTCCATCGGTGGTTGCGGCTTCATCTTCTGCATCGTTTGCATGATCTGCTGCACTGCGGGCATCACCTTCTCGAATGCGGATTTCGCATCCAAGTTCGTATGCTGCGACGCCAACGCGTAAAGCTTGTCGATCTCGCCCGTGATTCCCGCGATGTCGTAGTCCTTCACCGAACGACCCAGCGACTCCTCGACGTAGCCATTCATGTGACCGAGGTACCAGAGCATCAAATGCTGCTTGAAGTGTTCGAGGAACGCGGGCATGAAGGTGGGCGCGATGATCGGGTTTGAACCGAACATGGGAGAGAGTGCGAAATCCAAGTGCGACTGCATGTGCGCCAGTTGGTTCTGGTGCGGGTACGCGTACGCCGCCCGACCGATCGCCATCGCCGCATTTTCCTCGGCCGCATTGATCTCCATCGGCTCGGCAGTGGCGGGCATTAGCTCCTGCACGTTCGGCACCTTCATCTGCTTCAGTGCCCGCTGCACCACGGCACGGCGGTCGAACAGGTCCGGGTATTTGTCCATGTACGCCATGACCGCTTGGGTCTGCGCCATGCGCTGGGTCTCGGAGAAGATGTGCGGGTCGCTGACCGGAATCACGTCGGTGTTGCGATTGAAATCCTCGCGCCGAATGTCCAGCTCCTGCACCACGTCGCCCATCCGCATCTCGTCTAGATACCAGCGGTTGATGCGCTGCAATACCTTGAACACTCGGCTTTGCGAATCGTGCAATCGAGCGTGAATCGCCGAGAACACCTTGGAGCCCTGCTCGATCAGCGCTTGGGTTGTGCCAACTGGCGCGTTAGCGTTGATCTCCGCGATCTTCTCCTCGCTGGTGGTCACCACGCCTTTGGCCGCATCGGTCAGGAATCCGACCAGCTTGAACAGCACCTCGGACGGCGGGTTGAATGGCATCGGCATCGCGATCTTGCGGATGTCGTCTACGCCCGGTGCGCCCTCGATCTCGGTCACTTGCGTCACATCGACGTTCTGCGACTGCCCGGAGATCTTCGCCCCTTTGAGCTTGAGCATCGTCGCCGCGTTATTGATGTGCGCCGTATCCAGCAGTGCACGCAGACCGCCGGTGATCGCCGCAGACAGCCCGCCAATCAGGTGCGGCAGTCCGATCGCGTAAGCACCGCGCCACGGAATGAATTTGAATTCGATGATGTGGTCCAGCTTCGTCATCGCCTCGTCGCCCTGCTCCCAGTTACGGTACAGGCCCACGACCTCGGTGCTGTCCTCGTCGATCATCAGGATGTAGGGAGCCAGCTCGCCTTTCGAGTGCGAATCATCCTCCTGCACGAGGAACGTGTAAATGTGGTACACGCGGCGCAGCCCATCCATATTGTCGGACCACTGCTTGCCCTCGATCTTGTTGTTCGCCTTTTCCGGTCCGCTTTCGGTTGGCTCCATGCTGGTGCGCACCACGTCGACGTCGCGGTACAGACCGGAGGCTACACGCGACTCGAATTCCTGCTGCGTGATGTCCTGCACCTCAGTGACACGCTGCGCGGTGTAAAAGCTGCCAGCGGCAAAGGGTAGCAGGATGTTGTCGATCGGTACGAATTCGGTGCAGGGACGGCGCTTGCGCTCGTCGTACCACATCTTGAGGAACTGCGAACCGCCCAGTGGCAGCTGCGTGAGCATTTGCTCCTGCTCGTCCCTGAATTCCTCGATCTGCTCGGTTAGCTGCCAATTCATGAAGTCGCGTTTGCGCTCCGCTCGCTTGGTCTCTTCCTCGTCCACATCGCCGATGATGTTCGTGCGGACCGGGCCGTCCGGCGGGAACAGCTCCTTGATCGCCCGCGATTCGAAATCGATACAGGCCTCGGCCATCACCGGGTGCACGACTTTGGACGCGCCCTGGAATTGTGCGCCGCCCGGAGCTTCATTGCCCAGCCCCGTGCGCTTGAGCCCCTCTTCGTACTGTTTATCGCGCTCTTTCCGTGCCTCTTTATCCTTCTCGATCAGGTCTAGGTACTTGAGCGCCAGCTTGTCCATGTCCCACGACATGATCTCGTCGGCCATGTTCGCGTAGAAATCCTGGTCCTCCGTTGGACCCTTGAATTCATCCATGCGAACGATCGCCGAGCCATCGGGCTGTTCCTCCACCTCCGCAAACGGGTCATCCATGTCCAGATCGAACACCATGCCCTGCTCGTCCTCGGGACCAGCGGTCGGGTCTACTTGCGGTTGTGGAAATTCGGTGGCCATCGTTTATTCCTTTGCAGTGTGCGATTGTAACACGGCGCTACCTATCATTGGCGTCTCTCTATAAGGTCGTAAATCGAAGGATCATTGCGCAGATAACGCGCCACCTCGTCCTCGTTTCGCAATAACCCACTGTGAAGCATACCTTCGACCGAATCCATCGCTGTGTCCTTCGAATACGCTTTGGCCGTATCATACACCTTAGGCGACGCTTGTTTCAGTGCGCGCATATATGGGCGCATCGCGAACAAAGGACTATCGGATGGAGCACCAGTGAACATTTTCATATTTTCGGCAGGGCGGCTCATTTCAAACATGTCTATAACATCTTCATCTAGATTAACATTTTTGTAAGGATTCTTCAATACTTTATATGTGTCTATTATCTGATCAGAGTCATATCCCGGGAATTGCGACTTGGCAAGATCCACTGCTTCTTTTTTCTTAACACCCTGCCCGATCGCCCCCGCCAGTATCGATTCAAGAGTAACTGGTAGTGCAGCTGTAGCTTGCACGGGTTTGGCCACATCGGCGATTTTAGCAATTTCGCCCAAGATGTCCGGCGTTGGTAGTGCCTCGTTTAATCCTGGGATCGCGTGGCGCAGCACCTGACCGGCGGCGGTCTGCATGACGGCACGGCGCGACATCGGGGTTTCGACCAGCGATTGCAGCGTTGATTTCGCCGCACCTTGGCCAGGATCGATCGTTACCGATTTCTCAGTGATCGCTGGGGCCTTGGCCAGATCCTTTTGGATGTCGTCCATCCGCGCCAGCGGCAGGTCGAGCTTGGGCTGCGCCTTGAGACCGAACAGCGAACGTCGTGCGAGATCGGGGGTATCGGCTGTCTTGACGCCCTTGCTCATCAATTCCTGCGCCATCTCCGCTAGCGTCTTGCGCACGCTGCCGCCCTTTTGGTACGGACGCATCTCGTGCCGGGGTTGGGGCGCGTAGTCCGCACGGCGGGTGGCTAGTGCTGGCGGGTACTGCTCCTCCTGCGACATCCGGGCGGCGACCGCTCGGCGCAGTGCCTCGTCCGGGATCGCGGCCAGCCCCTGCTTCTTCTGCAGCGCCGCGTACTGTGCGTCGCGCTGCGCTTGGGACATCGCGTTATTTCGCGCCTCGAATGCCAGCTCCTGCGGGCCACTGGCGTCCTTGGAGTAGAGTGCGGCGTAGATCGGCACAGAGCCGCGCATGCCGCTGAATGCCGCTGCCACATTGGCCGGGTCTTCGGGCTTAAGCAGATTTACGAGGTCGTCCATCCAGTTACTGGGCATAAGGGTTGCTCCTTTGTGTGCGGTACTCCTCGTCCACGTACTCCGTATCGGGTGCGACCGGGTCGATATCGAGGAAGCCCATGTCTTTCAATAATCGCAGTGCTTGCGACAGCGTGTCGGTCAGGTCGTCCCGCTCCGCGTCGGGGAAAGAGCAGACCTGCGAGACCAGCGGCTCGGCCCAGTCGCGTGGCTGGCCCCGGTGCACGAGCGATTCGGGGATGTAGACGCGCCCGTGGGCGATGATGTTGGCGACCAGATGCAAGCGCTGGGTCTTGTCGGCGCGTCCGGGGTTGTAGGCGCGGCACGGCACTCCGGCCCGCTGCAGGTCCTGCAGGATCGAAATGCCCGATGCCTTGTCCTCTACCAGCACGAGGTCTACCTTTTTGCCGGGGTCGCCGTAGATCGATTTGTACTCCTCGATGATCTTGGGTCGCAGGTCCGGGTAGGCGAGGTGGTCCTCCCAGCAGTCAATAAGCATGGCGCACAGCTTGGAGTCGTCGTTCGGGCGAAAGATGCCCCAAACGCTGCACGCGGTCGGGTCGTTGATCGTCTTGTCCGTGTACGCGCAGTCGTAGGACTGGAGCACGTACATGAAGTCGGGCAATGGCTTGTGTGCGTCCCACAGCTTGAACCATGGGCGCTGCACGATGCCGTAGTCCTCGGGGTCGATCACCTCGGCGTACAGCTCCTGCCGTCCGATTCGCGTGCCCTCGTACTGCGAGACGATTTCGTCGCGAAACGTCGGGGCGAGGTTATTGAAATTCTCGTGCGTCGTGCCGGTCGTGACGAATGTGCGCTCCTCCAAGATCAGGCGGCGCACGATGGGGATCGGCTTGGGCGTGGTGGTCACGCAGACGCGGGGCTTTTGCCCCAGTCGCAGTCCGAACATCAGGTTGGACCACATATCCTCAGCGTTTCGGAATTTGGCAAGCTCGTCGACCCAGGCCAGATCGTGCTGAGGTCCGCGCAGCGTCTCGGGGTCGTTGTCCGAGTAGATCGTGGCGATCGCGCCATTGGGCCACTCAAGTCGACGTTTGGACGGGACGAATACCGGTTTGCATTTGGGGTGGGAGATCGCCAAAATCCCCGATTCGCCCTCGACCATCACGTCGCGTGCGTCCCCGGCATCCTCAGCGATCAGCGCGATGCGACCGGCGAGCCCGTTCTCGGCGTGGTAGCGCACAAACTCCGCGCCGCACCGGGTTTTGCCCCATCCGCGTCCGGCCAGGATCATCCAAACGGTCCAGTCCACACCCGGCGGGATCATCTGGTTGGGCCTCGCCCATGTGCGCCAGTCGTAGAACAGCTCCAGCGCTTCGACGTCCGATAGCTCCGCGACGAACTCGGACCAATTGTCCGGGTCCAGCGGCGCGGGCCTGGAATTACTCCGCTTTGGACCGCGAGGTGAGACGCTGGGCAAGACGATCACGAAGACCCTCGATGTTGACGTTTGAATCCAGCTGGCCCGACACGTTCATGTTCACGTCTTTCGAACGGAATTTCGCGTCGTACCCCATAAGCGTGAATTGCAGTAGCGAGTCGCTGAATTTCTTCACCGTTTCGGTCGTTTTGACACCTTGCCACACGATCGGCTCGTCGTGCCCGATCACCGACCGGCGGTAGGCCTCGGCTCGCATCGTGTCGACCATCTCCTCTTGAATGCTTTCCATGATCGAATCGAAGAGCTTGTGCTCACGACGCCACTCGATCATCGTCGTACGATGCACCCCGGCGCTGGAGTACGCGTGACGCAGCGAAAATCGAGCCGTTTCGGGTCCATCCCGGAATTCGGCGATAATTTGCAGCATCGCGAAGGCTTTCGCTTCCTCACTTAGCTGCAATTCACCGATCGCCGTCACCGTGGGGTCGTTACAAGTGAGTGAGTGCGGCATGTGCATCGAATCACTGGGCGCGTGACGCACCCGATCACGTCGGATGGCGTCCAGCAGCGTGCGAACAGGAATGGTAGCGCGGCGCTCGTACTCGGCGAGCGTGTCAGGCCCAATGTCGGCCAGCAGTTTACGATTTGCGATGAAGCTCATGGAGCGAATTAAACCACAAGGCACACGGAGAGTGCAACCCCCCGGATTTATAGACTGGAGCTATTGGGCAGAGCGACACGGTAGGCAGGACCTATAACAATCGTGCGCGTACGTGAGGAGGATCCAAGAGGACCTGAGTGTGGTGGTGAATGACCCTTGGCGTCTGAAGACCCGGCTCTTGTGTTCCACCGTTCCACAATGATGGAACGCCTAATGGAACGCTTCTTCCATTCGAAGAAGACCACGTGTTCCATCGTTCCATCTCACATATCCCCAAGTGCCGATTTTCGTGACAGGCCCTCACGGGTGTGCGCATGTAGAACGATGGAACAGAGGGCCTTTTTTCGAATGGGGAGTGTGTTCCATTGTGCGTTCCATTATGATGGAACGGTGGAACGCGGCGGGGGTTGCCGCGATTCCAGGGTCCGATGACCCGGCCAGCCCACATTGCGCGGGTGGATATCGGTGGTGGTCTGAATTCCTTCATTCCGTACGCACGGGGCTCCTATTACGTTCGCCACCGATGGACGGATTAAACCACGCAGCGAGCGAGTGCGTCAAGCAGGTGCACGGCACGAGCGTTTCGCATCACCACGATTCTGCCGAATTCTTCCCATTCCGCGCGGGTCCAGTCCATCGAGATCGCGGCGGTCGCGGCGTTGAAGACGTAGACCTCCTCCTGCACTTGGACGACGAGCCAGCATTGGCCCCCGTGCAGTGAGTGCCGGTTCGCCCAGTAGCGCTGGCCGGTGGTCCAGTGCGCCAGTCGCACGGGGGTGGTAGCCCGGGCGGGCCACGCGGGCAGGACTTTAAGCTCCACCCAGCCGCGCAGTGCCATTGTCGCTTCGGCGATGTACAGATCCGGCGTGTCGCGTTTGACCCGGTTCTCCACCCGCTCGATGAACGCCGCCGGACCCAGTACGCGCTGCACCCAGTCGTACAGTCGCTGCTCAGGGAGTCTCATTATCGCTCCGATGGGTCTCCGAGCCCTCCGGTGGGGTCTCCTCGGGCCTTGAGGATATAGTACCGGTATGGTAATAGCTCGGCATACCTTGAGGCGCTCTCCGGGGCCTCTCTCTCGACCCCAGCGGTAGGGGGTCGCGCATTTTGAGCCGGTAGTATTCCGGCAGGTCGGTGTCGTCCAAGTCGAAGCTGCTCATGCTAGTACCTTTCTCAGTGCATTGGCCAGCCGCATAGCGGCCACGCCGGGGTTGGGGGCTCCGATGAAGATGGTGGGGTCCACGCCGTATGTTGCACACAGGGCGAGGCGGGCGTCGCGGGTCCGGTGCTCGGCGAGCAGCTCCTGCACCCTGTCGGGGGTCCGCACGGCCTTCGGCGGGGTCGCCCGGGGACTGGAGCGCGGGGGTTGGGGGGTCAATACCGGCTCGATCCTCGGGGTCCTCGGGAGCCTTCCGGTCAGCTCCCCATCGCGCAGCGTGTAGCCCGATTCGGTCGTGTACGAGTACCCGTTCTTGCGGGCGAATTCGCCCTTTGCCCAGTACGGCACGTAGTCCGGGTCTCCGGCGGGCCGGGGGGCGTGGTCGGTGTGTGCGGTGAAGCTCATCGGGCGACCCCCCGTAGATGCTCGTCGACGAACGCTTCCAGCGCTTGCAGCGCCGCCCATTGGTCCAAGTCGCGCCCGGACGAGTCTCGGTCCGCAAGCTCGAACGCCGCGTCGATGCGCGGGTAGTCGATGATCGCGTCGAATTCGATGATCTGCCCGTCGAGCAGCATTTCGCCCTGGATTTTCGCCAGCTGGATGCGCAGCACGCACCTTTGTCGTTTGGTGATGTTCATTCGGTGGTTTCCTTTCGTGGGGGGACCGCCCCGGAGGGCGGGGGGAGGTGATTAGGCGGTGGCGGCTTGGCGCAGCGAGCGGCGCAGCATATTGCCGAGGTTCATGCGCTGCATGCCGGGGTTGAGGTGGCCGAAGCGGTCCATCAGATCGGGAATCGATGTGCCGGTCGCGTTGGAGACGGTCGCGTAGACGGTGGTCAGGGTCAGGGGGCGCAGGGCTATGGCCACCGTGTCGCCCTTGTCGATCGAACGCTTGGTCGTGCCCTCGGTCGTCAGCGCCTTGTAGGCCTCGTACTGGGGCAGGTACCCGGCGTAGACGACGCCGTTCTTGCGCTCCTCGATCAGGCGGGCGGTGGTGGGGGCGGTGATCGTGGTGTGGGCCGAGAGTGCCCCGTTGCGCACGTGGAGCGAATCGCCGCCGCCGATGTCGCGCACTGTGGTCCAGCCGCCTTTAACGCTAACGACTTCGACTTGGAGACCGGTCTTGGTGATGGTAGCTACTTTCATGATTATGTCCTCTATTGGTTGGTTGAAAAGATTCTATTATAGCACGTGTGCAATAGGTCGTCAATTATTTCCTGCGACAAGCTCTGTCGCATTTGCGACACCGGAGGGGTCGAAGATCGTGGCGACGTACTCGGCCACGTTCTCGTCCCAGTGCGCGGCGGGCCAGTGGACCACGTACCCGTCCTCGTTCACCGACAGCCGGATTAGCGCTCCGGATTTGGGCAGGTCGTCCATGTTCGACCCCACGGGAATGAAAGTCGATACGCAGGGAGTGGCGGTCGCGCCGTACCACAGCACGGGGAGCCCCCGGTTGGCGATCGCGTCGATCAGGTCGGCGGTGGTGTTCAGTATCATCATGGGTAGGCCCTCATTTTCTTTAGCTCTTGCACATTTTTGCGGATTTCCATCTGCCGGTCCCGGATCGCGTCGATCTCGGCCCACAGCTTGACGATGTACGGGTCGGTGTACGGCACGTCCGAGCGCGCTTGCAGGGCCGAGTAGCAATCGGCCATGGCGCAGACGCATTCGTAGGCTCCGGCGTTCGCGAATTTCTCGCGGAACGCGTCGCACATTTCTCGGTACGACTGCGCCAGCATTATACGCCCTCCACGGAGCCGACCAATTCGCCGTCCATCACATCGAACAGCACGGATTTCGCGATGTTCAGCGTTTGGCGTGCGCGCTCCACGTCGCCGTGCGCCATTAGCTCTTGCGCGTCGGACATCAATCCGGCGATGACCATATTAGCGCCGGAGACCTTGTAGGTCGGGTAATCCCGCATCTGTGCTTTCCATCCGTCGATGTCGGCGATGCCGTACATGCGCATATTGCGGTCGATCCATTCGGTGGTTAGTGTGGTCATTGGAGTGTCCTCTATCGGTGGTTAAAAGACTTTATTATAACACCAGTGCTACAGGCTGTCAAGTATTGTCTCCAGCGCCGTAAGCCCACCGTTGCAGTAGTGCAACACTCCGTATTTGCGCCACCGCTCTTGCACGACGTGGGAGACGAATCGGGTCATCATCACGATGTGCGCCCGCTGCGATGGGGCGCGTCGCGCCGCCTCGTCCGAGTCCAGGTAGTCGATATCGAGCCGGTCGCCGTATTTCTCGCGCAGCGCGTTCCCCATCTGCGGCTGCACGCCGAGTAGCCAAACGCCGGGGCGGGCCTTGCTCGCACTAGTGCTCGATTGCGGGATGACGACCGCCGGTGCGGCCTTCTCCGGAGTCGCTTGGGGAAGCTGCAGCAGGACCCGCTCGACCACTCGATCCGCCACTTGGTCGGCGATGGCGTCCAATAGCTGCTCCAATACCCTCGCGAGCCCTCCGGAGGGGTCTTCCTTGGCCTTCGGCGCGGGGGCCGGTACATCAATAGGGGCGGGCGCTTGCGGGGCCTTCTCGGGCTTCTTCTCGGCCTGTCGCTTGCTGAATTTCGCCGCTTGGGTCTGCGCCTGCTCCAGCGCCATCTTGTAGTTGAATACCCGCTGGTCGGTCATCACCACTCGGCGACCCGGTGAGAGCACTTCCTGCGCATGCTGCAGCGCTACCTTTCGCTGCATGTCGCCCCGAATGCAGAAAAGCTCGAAAAGCCGGTCGTTTACAAGCTGGCGCTCGTGTTGGGTCCATACTATGCGTGCCATCGTCGTTAGTCCTCTATAGGTTCGTGGTTAAAAAGCGGGGGCCGAAGCCCCCGAATAGACAACTGCAGGGCGATTATACCATCGCCAGCGCGGTATCGAGCGCGTCGCGTTTCAGTCTCGCGCCCGCCCCGAACCATGCCGATTGCAGTCGCGTGTCGCGCGATGCCGCTTTGCGCTCGTGGTCCGCGAATCGGGTGACCGCGTTGAGCAGTCCCCACGCCGTGCCGGTCGCCGTCTTCGTGCGCTGGCCGATGCCGTCGAGGTAGATCTTCGTCACCATTTCGATCATCGGGCGCTTGGTCGCGATGTCCACCGTGTCGGCGTCCGCGCCGTAGAACACGTCGAGGAAATAGCGGGTCGCCTCCTCCTTGGACACCTTGCGTTTGGTCAGCGTCGTGGCGTTCGTCTTGAACGCGTCCCATGCGCCGCCCACCAGTCCGAGGTCGGTTTTGAATCGGGTCGGGTTGAAATCGGTGCTGTGCGGCACGCGAATTTGGCCCGATTTGTTCCCCACCGCGATCGAGAGCGTATTGTTGCATACCACGCGGGTGGTGGTGAATTGGGCCACGTTCGAGAGGGACCCGTCGCACGAGGTGGCCAGCAGCAGGTAGGGCAGCACTACGTCGCCGCCGCCCACGTCGAACGAATCATCAGCGCGGGCCAGTGCCCAATACTGGGAGCCGCCGCGCAGCATACCGGCGGTCTCCATGCGAAAGCCGCCGACCTCGCACAGGTCGCGGAAGAATTCCATGACGGCGCGGGGCTGCGTGATGTGGTAATTGCTCGACATCACCGACAGCGGCGCACCCGTGTCGGAGCGGTACAGCGCCCAGCGGGCCGGGACGGTCTGCATACGCACCGGGGCGTCATTCTCGTCGCGTACCTCGTAGGCGATCGCGCCGCGTTTCACCTCCCAGTCAAAGCCCGCCTCGCGGGTCCATGTGTCGATCGTCGCGTCCGGGGTCAGCGCCTGACCGAGCCCGTGCCACGGGGTTTCGCCGACGTAGGCCATGTTTGCGCGAGCATTGGAGAAGTCGAGTTCGTGTGCCATAATGTATAGTCCTTAATTTAGATGGTTGATGCGATTGATGCCAGGATTACGAGACCGACCAGCATGATGACGCTGGCGGTCCACAGGAGTGCGTCGACGACGCGCTTCATTTAACGATGTCCATCTGGTCGATGTTCATCTTCACGACTTCCACGAGGTGGGCCGCGATCCACGCCTCGCCCAGTGCTGCGCGGGCTGCGGCGGTATCCATCGAGCGGGCGGTCGTAAACTTGATCGCCACTTGATAGTGCTCGCCTCGGTAGGTCGCCTCGCCACCCTTGCGGAAGATCTCTTTCAAGTACTTCTCGCGGGCGGTCAGGGCGCGAAGCTGGTCGCGCACTTGGGCTAGCTCGTCCACCATTGCGGTGGTGATTACTGCGGGCTTGTCGATTGTCTTTGCCATCTTGATATGTCCTCTATCGGTTGGTTGGTGAAGGCTCAATTATAACACGGATCCAATATCTTGTCAATCCCCCCTGCGTCCGATTCGGTCCGCGACGATTTGCGCATACCCAGCGATATCGACCCACGAATCGAGATGGTTCGGGTCGCCGTTCATGATGCGCGAAATCTTGTGCAGGATCATTTCCATCGATTCGCGCTGGTGCGGCTCCATCCGCTCCCAATTGGGCAGTGCGCGCAGGTAGGACTTCAAATCCTGAGCGATGACGCCCTGCACGGTAAAATCCCCGTAGGACGCACCCCGCTCGGTGATAATGACCTTGAGGTCAGGCTTCGACTGCGACATGCGCCAGTCCCCCCTTCTTGTACCGGCCCTTCAGCGCCTCGTCCGCGCCGGGGTAGCTCAGCAGGTCTTGCACGATCTCCTCGGTCGTCTTGCCCTCCTGCAATCCCCGCAGCAACGCCTCGGTCGTTCCCGATCGCCCGACGATGCCGGTGCCGAATCCGGACCGAATGTCCCGGCTTCCCTTATCCGATGCCAGCGAGCCCCGAGTGCGAGCCACGTACTCTTTGAGCTTGTCCAAATCCATCGGGTGCGCCGCATCCATCAGCTCGTGCTCGCCGGGTATCGCACCGAGGTAGCCGTAGTCCGGCACCGTGTTGGCCTTGATCGCTTGCATCTCTTTCAGCGCCAGCAGCCCCGTTTTCGCCTCGTCGTTGTACCGGCTCGCGGCCATCGCGTCCAGATTCTTGGCCGTGTCGAGCGGGTGGCCCGAAAGCGAAGATTCGAGTGCGCGATCGGACGCGTCGGCGCTGCTGCCGGTGATGATGGGGTCGTAGGGGTTGAGGTCGTAGTGGCGGCCTTCGAACAGCGGCACATGCTTGTAATCCCCATGCGCTAAGCCGTGCGACATCACGTTGCCGGGGCGACGCATTTGGTTCACACCGGTCAAAATGTCGAGGTAGTTCATGTCCCCACCAGCCCGAATCGCATCGAGAACCGCCGCGTACCCGGTACGTCCCAGTCCGGCGGGCATTTGCATCGTGTCGAGGTTGAACGCCATCGGGGGATTGCCGTTCACTTGCGGTAGCCGGTTCAACTGCGCAAGCTGCGAGGGATCGTCCACATTCTTCGCCTCTTTGCCCTTCATGTAGATGCGCCCCTCTTCGTCTCCGGTGCGCTTATTGGTGAACGTCATCACCCCTTGCTCGGGCAATTCACCCCGCGATAGTCGGCGAATGTTCTCGATTTGGCGCGACGGATTGCCCACCGGCAACAGCTTGTAGGTCAACGGGTCCCCGCTGCTGCCCACAAATCGGCCCTCGCGTTGCATTCGAGTGAGCACCTCGATCGGCGTCTCGCCCGGTCGTATAGCGCGCTCGGCGCTCGAAATCGCTTGCGCTCCGGGTCGCTGGGCCAGCAGCGCGTGGCCGCGCCCAACGCCCTCCATCAGATCATGAAAGCTCAGGCTCGCGGGATTGGGCTTGAACGTGTTTGGCTTTGGCATTGGCATGTAGCACCTCGTCGGATTGTTGCAGTGTCATCAGATGGATGTCGATGGTGCGCTGCATCGGATCGGCGTACCCACCGGCCAGATTCCAGACGAGCGGAACGCCCGCATTGGTGGCGGCGAGGAATATCCCCCGATCACGGCGTGCGAGTCCCATTAGCGACAGGTATCCGGCCCCATAGGGGTCGTCCTCCCAAGCGTCGGCTCCGGCCTGATACATAATTATACCCGGCTTGTGGCGCGAAATCAAGTCCCACGTCCAGTCGTACCACTCCTTGGTGCCGAATCCCGACTGCTCGTCACCCATCGTGCCCGCAGTATTGCCCCGCGTTACGTGCCGCACCTGCGCCCCCATCCCGTAGTGATCGATGATCGCCTGAGTCCCATTGCCGTAGTGCCCGTCGCCGTCGATGATAAGTACGCACCCAGCACCGGCACGCAGCGCGCGCTTGGCCGAGATCATCAGCCCGTTGAACGTGCAGTAGCCCCCACCATCGTTCCACGTGGCGTGGTGGAATCCCTGCGTCGCCGAGCACGAGATGCCGCCGTTCTCCAGAGCGTGCCGGGTCGCGGCCCAGTGGCCAGCGGTCGTGTAGCGCAGCGCCTCGTTCACGTCGATGTCGCGATTGCCGAATCCGTTATTGCGCTTGCGGAACATGACGTCGCGCACGTAGCCCAGATCGTGGACGGCGGCGATCTCCGAATTGTTGAAGGGTCGAAAATCCGACCGCACGTGTCGGTCGGACTGCGCGACGAATTCGGGGATCTTGTTCACCGAGATGAACGAGAATCCGACATCCTGCGCGGGGTGGTAGTAGATGGGTGTATGCATGCTATATATTAGTCCTCTATGGTTGCTTTGGTGGGGGACGGATTATACCACGCGTGGGACAGTCTGTCAACCCCCGCACGCCGCCGATCGGCCCGGTTCGGGGCCTTCTTCTCGCGCTCGGCTCGCTCCAAGTCGCCCGAGTCCGGGGACTCGCGAGTGGTGAATCGAAAGTCGCAGTGCAAGCAGATCCGGCGACGCCGGGTCACTCCATTGGCGTTTTGGTATGTAGTGGACACCGAGGTGCCCTCGCCGCATTTGATACAGTTCACATCCACCCCCCATCGATTCCGATCTCGCGCAGCACGGCACGCACGCCGGGACGAATTTCCAGATTCGGGTACTCGACCTCGTAGTGGTCCACCATCCGGCCCAGGATACCCCGCATGCCGTCCAGCACCTCGCGGGCATGAGCCCCGACCCCATTGTCCTGCAGGAAGTAGATCGCCTCGATCTGGTCCGCGAGCTTGACGATCATCTCCACCTCGGTCCCTTTGATCTTGCGGTACGCCCCGCCCATCTCGCGATCCATCGCGTCCTCGGCCCGCTCCACGACCCCGCCCCCGGCCACCTGCTCCAGCGCCCTCTTGAATGGCGGCGGGATGTCGCCCGTGCGTACCTCGATGATGTCGTGCGATAGCGCCCATTGCAGCAGTCGCAGCTGATTCGAGTCGTGCAGCAGTCCCGGCCAGCGAATGCGAGCCGCGACCGATCCGGCAATCACCGCCACACCGAACGAATGCTCCGCCAGCGTCTGCTCCCTCGACGTCTGCACGATGTGCCAGCGGCGCACGTGGCACGCCCTCAATTGTTCACAAATAGTTAAGCTCATACGTTTTTCTCCTTAAGTTTATCTTCAATGCGTTTGTAAATGTGCCAAGGCAAATATTGGTCAGGCGTAATCTTAAAACACTCTGCAATTTCATCTTCCGTCAGCCCCACCCAAGGGCGCTGATACACCTGCGTATCGTCATCTTCCAGCTTGTCCCGCGCTGCTGCGCGTTTGCTTTCGTAGCCTGTCATTTCAGCACCACCGCTGCGACAATCATTCCCAGTGCCGCCATCACGATAATCCACGCGATGAGACCCTTGATCTGCTGCAAGAATTGCGCATAATCGCTGGTCTCGGGTTCGTCGAATTCCCAGTCCCGCTGCGTCTTGCGCTCGATATATGCTTTGTCCGCTTCATTCATTGCGCCCGCTCCTTGAGCATTGCGTCTGCCGTTTTGTACGCGGCTTCTGCCATAATGTCGAAAATGTCCGCATCTTCATGGTAGTGTTTGGCGTCCGATGCGAATAGCCCTTGCATAGCCAACCCAGCAAAGTGATCGCGCAGTGTCATGTCCTTTGCGTAGCCTCCGGTCTTGACCATCCAGTCGGTGTAGTCTTTTGCATACGCTGCACTAATTTCTTGTCTTGTTTCATATTTCATTGAGCCCGCTCCTCATTCTTGTAGGTCTTCAGATGCGCGTTCAGCCGTGTGATCCTCGTCGTGTTGTAGTCCACGATCGATTGCGCATAATCCACCGCCGTCTCGGCTTCGAGCTTCTCCAGATGCGCTTGTGCCAGCTCCCGGCTGATCACCTCCAGTGGCGTTGGCTCGCGCAGTCGCTCCTTGAGCATGTCGAATAGTCCCGGCTTTTTCATGATTTCACCGCCTGTAGTCTCCGCACCTGATCCGCGATTTGATCGCCCGTGTACTCTTCGAACAGCACGAATTCGTACTGCTTGGCCACGTGCTCCAGCACTGCGTTCCAGATCCGCTTGATATTCTCCCGATTCTCGTCGTCCTCCGCGCCCAGCACGTTGCCGAACATCTGGTTGTAGAATTCGTCGAAAGCTTGATTACGTTTTGACATGGCGCATTATCCTTGTATGTTCGTCGACCTGCCACTCCCTTGCCTCGTTGATCTCCATCTTCGCTTCGATCGCCGCGTGTACGTCGATGCCGTTCACATGGGCCACGTCCAGCAGCAGGATCATGACGTCGCCCAATTCGAGTGCCGATTTGGGGTCCCTAGCGTACTCACCCACTTCCTCGTAGAGCTTGAGTAGAATATCCGCCGTCGTTCGCTGCGGAAAGTTAGAGTCAGCCCACCGCGTGATCCGATCTTGTAGTTGCCGAATGTCGGCACCCCCACGCTTCTTGTAGGCATTGACTGCACGAACAGCAAGCGCTGCATTCTTGCCGCAGTTAGCCAGTACTCCTCGATAGTGGTGACGGACCTCGAAAGACGCGATGGTAGCGCCTTGCGCGTCGATAATCTGTGAATCGTCAATCGGCGAGACTTCCCAGGGTAGCTCGTTGACTTCATCAGTGTGCGCTTGTGATTCGACCTGTAGCATGTGCTCTCCAATAGTTAATAATCTCTGCCCGATTTCGTACTTCGAACACGTCGCGATAGGACGGCCCGAATCCGACCCACCGAATATGCGACCGCGCCGCGTAAATGCCCTCCAGAATGCCGACCAGCTCGCTCTCGGTGCGGCAGTAATTGGCGAAGTTGAGGAATACTAGATTCGCCCCATTGTAATCGATCGCCTCAGCGATCTGCTTGCGGCTGAATGTGAAAATGCGCCTCGGCAGCTTGGTCACCGTCGTCAGCTCGGTCTGCTGGCTCAGCTCCTCGAACGAGATCTCCAGCTGGTCGTCGTAGCACGGCCCCGAGTACCCGACCTGCGTCCCCTCGGTGTCGAACCGATTGGCCACTCGGATAGGATAGGTGCGACAAGTGCCAATGACCCGGATCTCCGAGATGCCTTGACGGTGCTCGTCCACCATAAGATGCGGAATCGCACAATCGGCGAGGATCTGCCAGACGCTCACATCACGCGAGGTGGTGTAGGGGTAGAACCCGTGGTACATCGACAGCCCGTAGCCCTGCGCACCTTCGATCAGTACGTTCTTGGCCGACATTAACTTCATGCGGTAGTGCGCGGTAGAGCATACGTAGGCATCCAGCTCCGGGCAACTGGCCGCGATATTGAGGTCGTCCGGGTTGCGTCGGATTCGCTGGATCATCGCCGCGCCCACGCCCTTCTTGGTGGACCCGATCTTCGTCATCGGCCCCGCTTCCTCTTCGATGTGCCGGTCGGTCACGATCGCCGCGTGCGGGTGGATCAAAATCTCCGCTTCGCCGATCAGGTCTTTGCACGCCTCGATTTCCATCAGCAGCTGCGCCGGGTTGATCGCCGAGCCGGGTCCAAGCATGACACGAGCGAGCCGGGGCGATACGATGCCATTGCCCAGATGCGTGTGGATGAATTTACGCCTATCCAGCCGGTCACTCGCTATATACGTGTGCCCCGCGTTCGGTGCCCACGCCGTCACGATTGTGTCCGGCTCTTCGTCCTCCGCGATCTTACCCACGATCAGCCCCTTGCCGGTGCTGCCGTATTGCAGATCCACTACCATTGTGATTTTTGCCATTTTGATCCTCTATCCTTTCGCTGCGTACCAGTCCTCACCCACGCCCCAGTCGCACGTGATCGGCACGCGCAGCTTGATGGGACATTCTACACCGTCGAAGGTCGTGTAGATTCGAGCCACCTCTGTCGCCTTATGCGACGAATCATCATCGAGCGAGATCCCCACCTCGTCGTGCACCGTAAGAAGCAGCCGCCCGCATTCCTCGGCACGTAGGTATTTGTGCAGCTCGATTAGCTTTTGCTTCATGCAGTCCGCGCTGGTCGCTTGGTAGATCAGCCCCGACGCCTTATGCACGAATTGGCCACCCGGGAATCGCAGTCGCCGCCCCATGACCGAATGCACCGAGCCACGCTCCTTGGCGATATTACTCGCCTTCTGCGCTGTGTTGCGCATTCCAGGATTCGCGGCGTGGTATTTCTCGAACATCGCCATCGCCTCGGGGCCCGCCTTGAGGAAGACGTTGCCATTCGGCCCCTCCTCCTCCGTGTACGGGAGCCCGCACTCCTGCGCCAGCCGCCCCGAGCCCATGTTGAATGCGAGCCCGAGATTAATAGCCTTGGAAGACGGCCCACCCGCATACTGCGCATTGCGGGGGATGCCGGTCAGGTCCGAGACGAGCTGGTGGAAGTCGAGGTTCGGATTCTCGGCATACGCTTGAAGAATAGCGGGTACCTGACCGTAATGGTTAGCAACACGAAATTCGAACTGGCTCCAGTCCAGACCCAGCCAACTGGCCCCAAAGTCTGGCTTGAATATCGGGCGCACCAGCGATTTAATATGTTGATCTCGGGACGGGATCTGCTGTAGAGCCGGATTAGTAATCGACAGTCGCCCGGTTCCGGTCCCAGCCTCAGCATCGTTTTTAGTCTGGTTGTAATTGCAGTGAATAACGCCATCGTGTTGGTGTCCTAGTATGTGTCCCTTAAGGAACGTGTCCCGCGTTTTGAGCGCCTTGCGCAAATCCAGTATCATCGTCGCCGCCGGGTGCTTCATCCGACGCAGACAGTCCGCATTGATCGACGCCTTTCCCCCATCGGTCTTGTCGGCTTTGGTGCCATCGATCAGGTACCACTCATTGTCCTCGCCGAGCCGGGGCTTAAACAAATCCGTGATCGATCCGGAGGGGTTCGGGTTGACCTCGAAGCCCGCCAAGGTATTCAGATCCCGCTGCAGCTGGTCGACGCGAACGGTGAGCCCACGGATGGCCCGCTCGGCCTGTTCCACGTCCACCCGCACTCCCTGCTCTTCCATGTCCATGATCACCGGCATAAGATCGCGCTCCAGCCGGTGCACTTGGTGCAGATTCTGCCGCTCGATCTCCGGCGTCTGCCAGTTGTACAGCGCCAGCGTCACTACCGCGTCTTGGATCGCGTACTTGGACACGAGCGAATGGGGGGCCTTCGATATGTTGGGCATCTGCGCATTCCTAGTCGGACGCCCGCCGAAGATCTTCGCCATTTCCTCGTAGATCTCCTCGTCCTTCTTCATCCCGCAGTATTTGCGAGCGAGGAAGTCCAGCGTGTAGACCGGCTCGTGCTCCGAGATCAGCGCAGCGCGGGTCATCGTGCAGTCGATCCGGTCCAGCGGAATCACCACCCCAGCCTCGCGCAGGAAGTGCAAGTCGAATTTAAGATTATGCCCGACCCACAGGTCCACCCGGCGCTCTTCGATTAGGTCTCCGAGCCACTGGATGATACCGGGGTTGGTGCGCACGTCCCAATAGGCCGAGAAGTCGGGCAGAGCGATGGAGATGCCAAATAGGCGATCCTCCCACCACTTCAAGCCCGTCGTCTCGGTGTCGATCACCACCACTGGGGCATGATCGATGCGTGGGAAAATGGCCATCAGAACGGGATGTCGTCGCTGGTGAAGCCGCCATCCGCGTAGGTGCGGGGTGCAGACGACGCGGGCGCGTCTTTAGGAGTGACCTTGAGCGAGAAGTATTTCTTCCCCTCCATCTTGCTCCCCGCCCGCCCCGCGTTCACCCAGCCCGGCAGCCAGTAATCCACGCCCGCCACATTGAGCGAGCCGGAGAAATCCGGGTGCTTGTCGGTCGTCTTGCGCTCATTTCGAGCAAGAATGCCCGAATTGGTGTTGTCGTAAGTGCTTGCCATTGTAATCAGTCCTCTATTAGTTGGTGAAGGATGTATTATAACATCCGTGGTATGCATCGTCAATCGTTACAGTTTGTAGCCGTTGTATCCCTCCACTATGTCTAGTATCCCCTTCGAACGAGTCATCCCGACGTAAAACACCCGGACCTCATCATCCGGTGATTTCTCCGCTGTCTGCTGCACCCTCGTCGTCATGTCCGTCAGCAATATCACTTGGTCCGCCTCGTGACCTTTAGCTGCGTGGATCGTTGATAGTCGGATGGTCGGCTCCTGTTCAAGGTCTGCATCATGGTAGAAATCGACGACCCGGCCTGGAATTTGAAGCGCGATCCAAAATGGCGACCGGGTGATCTCCGCGTAGTCATTGCGTTCCAGCGCTGCGCGAGTGTGTGCACTAGCGATCGTAAATAGCGAACCACGCTCACCGTCCGTGATCCGCTCGCCTCGAGCGAGCTTGTTGTAGACACGGATCGCGGAGGCAAATCGATTTTGGTACATTCCCGGACGGCCCGATTCGCGAGTGTACGGAATGCGCCTTTCGATGAGCTGTTGTTCGACTTCGCGCAGGACCGAATGCGTCCGTCCCAGTAATAGCGTATCGTTCCCATGCCGGATATCGACCGAGTTGATCGAACCGTGTACTCGGACCAATCCCACATCTGGGCGGGGACTAAACTCCTTATCCACCCGGAAAGCGATTCGACGTATGAGGTCTTGAGATCGTGCGTGGACTGCAACAGGTAGTCGATGCGAGTACGAGAGAACACGATGATCACCCTTGTGCTTCTGCGTGAATCTTGCCATGCCGTGCGGATCAGCACCGGCCCACGTATAAATCGCTTGATCGTCGTCCCCCGCGATATGGACCTCGTGAGCTCTTCGCACGAGCTTCTCGACGACAGCCCACTGAAGAGGTGATAGGTCTTGAGCTTCGTCGACGTATACGACTTCGACATCGCTTCGCATCCCGCCTTTTGCGGCCCTCTCCAGCATATCGGTGAAGTCGTAATATCCGTACGTAGATTTCCACTCAGCGTAAGCTCGTACGAACGCATTGAATTCGGCACGTGTCCCCGGCCGATCTGAAATGTCGTAGACTTCAGCCGGGTTTGAGAACGTATTTCTTGCATAATTGAGTATGTCGAGGTAGAAATCCCCATCTGCTCGCTCCTCATCGTCTTCGGGTGATTTACCCATTATCGGAATTCCCATCACCGTTGAGAATTCGCGCAGTTTCATCGCGTCCACCACCTGAGTCTGGCGCAGGTTCATGCTACGAAATGCCATCGCGTGGATGGTACTCACATTGTCGGATCTCTTCAGCCCCAGTCGCGAGAGCGCCTCGCCAGCGGCGGCGCGTGTGAAAGAGACGAAGGCCACGCGTTCCGCTTGAACGCCCGAATCCCTCGTCTCCTTCACCCGCCGCAGTAGCTCAGTGGTCTTGCCAGTCCCCGGTGGCCCGTAGATGGCGTGGACCTGCATCAGAACGATCGACGCAGTGCTTCGATTGCCCACAGGTGGGCGGTACGTGCGGTCGTAATGGCCTGATTGAAATTCGCCTGAATCTCGCCATCATGGTACGAATCGCGCAGTGCAGTGAGGTACGAGATCAGATCGAGGAACTTCTCGTCCACCTTGCCTTTGCGGCTGTAGTCGTCCACCCCTTTCGGGGGTTCTGTGTGCACTGCCACCTCGACCGGCATCTGCTGCACCGGCGTTGCCACCGCTTGCTGCTCCGGATCGGCTCTGCCGAATGGCTCATCGGAGATCGTCTTTTTCGTCGCCATACGTTATCTCCTATCAATATTCGGTGGATGCGGCTTCGACCACTTCGCCGTCGTAGTCATTGCTGACCTTGACGCCGCCGGTGCGCACGGTATCGTACAGCTTCTCAGCACGCTCGTACAGATCCTTAGGCACGAACCCCAACGGGGTGATGTTGAAGTTAAAGTACGATTCGTTCCGCGCATTGGTCTCGGTCGTGGCCGATAGCTTGTAGGCGCGGCTGAAGGAGTCGGTATTCGTCATGCGAATCAGCGAATTCCAGCGCTTGGAGACCTTGATCTTGGACTTCGCCATCGAGATCACCGCCTCTTGCCAGTCGTCGCCATTGCGCACGAGAACGAAATGCTGCGCAGTATCGGCCACTTCTAGCCCTTCCTCGCCCAGGCCCGCAATCGCATCACGTGCTGCCGCCTCGGTCGGGAACGCGCCCCGGAATCCGTTGCTGCCGCCACCACCGAGCTTGCGATCTTTCCAGACGAGGTACTGCTTGGTGTAGTACACCGGCACCACCGTCACCGTCTCGCCGTACAGTACGCGGGTCACGTTATTGTACAGCATCCCCTCCTCTGCGCCTTCAATATACGACGCGTCAGTCTTTTTACGGACCGGCGACAGCGCTTGAATCAGCTCGATGCGGGGGATGATCATATCGTCAGTGCCGACGTTCTCGGCTCCGCGATTGCCCTGCTTCATGTAATCCGGTAATGTGTCGGACATTAACTGGAACTCTTCTTTCACTGCTACTTGGTTTTTAGCCATGGTAATTACTCTCCATTAAGGTAAAACAGACGCACCGGAGTGCGCCACTTGGTATCCGGCAAATGCCGAATTCTTTAGCGCCGAGTAATACTCGCACGCATGAACGGGGAGACATTGAGGAGGTCCTCCGGTATCTCTTGCCCGCCTTTAAACATACCCTTCACCGTCGCCTTGAGCGTCGATGCGTTAACCGTCGGCTGAATCAGATCACCGCGCCCGTTGTCGCGCAGCCAGTCGTAGAAGTTCCCTTTCATCTCGGCTTTAATGCTCACGTGCATATCGGCGGTCAGACTTACTCGGCCCACCCCGGTGATGTTGATATTGCTCACGCCTTCGTCATCCATCTTGGACGGGATCTTGGTGATCCGCAGGAAGTCGAAGCGCTTGTTCACCGCTTTGAGCTGGTCCTCCAGCACCTCTTTTTGCTTCTGCACCGCGTCCATCGCCACGATCAGCTCGTTCAGCGTCAGCGTGTCGTATTCGCTGAATTCGTTCATTTGTTCAATAGACACCTACTACTCCTTTAATTCCAATGCGAATCGCAGTGTATGCGCGATCGCGATTGTTCCATTTCAACACGTTGTACGTGTCACCCTTCTCACGAGCCAGTGCGAACACCAGTCCAGCGATTATCGGCGACCCGCTAGGGGCGATGTAGTCCACCTCCGGGTCATAACCTGCAAAGCGCTCACGGATTAGCCCCACGAGCTTCTGATTATGCAGTGAGTCGGGCACACTCGACACCTCGCTGGTGGACAGGAACACGGGGTCCCCAAATCGCTCGATATCGGAGTAGTTGGCCGTTGTGACCTCTTGGGTCACGTACACTTTAGCTTTGTTCATTCTTCCCTCTATTATGATGATTCGCTATGCCTCTATTATACCTCACGTCAGCAGTCCTAGCAATATGCTCTCGTTTCTAGCGTCGATGCTTGCTCGAACGAATTCGCTCACATTCTTCTTCTCCAGCAGCGCTTTCGTTACTGTCGCGTCCACTGTACCCTCGGCCACGATATCGATGTACGTTACCGATTTGGTCTGCCCTATCCGGTGTGCTCGATCCTCGGACTGCTCACGGTCGGTGAACGAGAACGAGTTGGAGTAGTAGACCACTAGCTCGGCGCGAGTCATATTGAGACCCACACCACCGGTGGCAGCGTTGCCGACGAGAAATCGCGCCTTGCCGGTTTGGAACAGCTCCTTGACGTTATGGTGCCGATCATCTTCTTCAATCGCACCGTAAATTTCCACTACCGCGCCGCGCCCGTATTTCTCCCGCAGCGCCTCGCTGACCATCTCGATCTCGGAAATGAAGCGACACCAGACGATGGTGCTGACCTCGTTCTCCTCCGCTATAGCCAGTAGCTCCTCGATTTTTGGGTTCTTGCCTTCAATGCGATTGCGCGAGAACTTATCCGGGTTGTAGAGATCGGGATTTCGCTCATAGGTGATGATGCCTCCGGCGATCTCCTGCAGTCGCAGCATTCGCTCAAGCACGGTTTTAACGGTGATGCCTTGATCGCCAGATACCGCTCGGTCACGCTTAGCAATTTCCTTGTATAGTCGTTTTTGTTCATCATTCAGCTTGACCTCACGGGTCTGGTATATTTTTGGCGGCAGCTCGGTGAGCACGTCCGACTTGCGCACTTGATAGACGAACGGGGAGACCAGCTCGATCAGCTCCTCCATGTTCTGGTACCCTATCACCTGCTTGCCCTCGAACCCGCCCATCACCGCGTAGCGATTACGGAACGAGTAGAAATCCCCGATCCCGATGATATTCGGGTCCAGGAATTCGAACTGCATGAACACATCCATAGGCCCATTGGCCACCGGGGTCCCGGTCATAATCACTTTATAGCTCGCCGATCGCCCGAGCTTGACGCAGTTAGCACTCCGCACCGCCAAATGCGACTTGATCATGTGCGCTTCATCCACCACCATGCCGACGCGAGTGCTGCAGCCCACGAACTTCTGCGCCAGCGCCATTGCGCCACCCGCAGCCAGTGATTCAGTGCCGACGATCAGGAACTTCATGCGCCCGTCGACCTCAGTATTCCACTGCTCGAACGCTTTTGCTTTCGTCGTGTCGAGTATCATCACATCGCACTCGGTAGGGCAGTGAATCGCGATCTCGTCGGCCCAGTTGCGCCGTGTACTGAACTTGGTCACCACCAGCACTCGATCGATCTTCGCGTCGAGGTGATAGCCCGAGAACAGATCCAGCACCGTCTTGGTCTTGCCCGTCCCCATATCCATGTAGAATGCGAACGTGTGCTTGTCCCACGCCAGATCGAGCGCTCGCTTTTGGTACTCCCTCGGCTTGGTCTTGAATGGGTACGTAAGCGGGAACGTAGCGAGTCGGTGCGACCTTACTCGCTCAACAGTCGCATTCGCCACTTGTCTAGCTTCAGCCGCAAATAGGTCAGCGCTAAAAGCGGTAAGGAGATACTCACTATTAGCGCGTAGAGCAGGAGCAGTCCAAATTCGACGACGAGCATCCCAGCGACGGTTAGGGAGACCGCGAACTTTGTCGACCATCCAAGGCGGGGTGGA